GACGTTGAGGGTGGACACAGATTCCTCCCAATCAACGTTAAGTATTGGGACCCAATGCGTGAGGAGCCACCAGTGGCTGACGGCACTTGGGACACAGTAGTTGTGCAGGTTCGCGACTACGACGTCGTTTTGAAGGCATTCCAATGGCTTCAAAGTGGCAAGCACCAGTTCAAGTCCTTAATCATTGACTCAATCTCTGAGTTGCAGGTTAAGTGCATGGACAACATCGCAGGAACAGAGCAGATGAAGATGCAACAGTGGGGCGAACTACTTCGTCACATGGGAGCTCTTCTACGCGACCTACGCGACCTAACGATGCACCCAACTCAACCTCTTGAGGCAGTTGTGCTAACCGCTATGGCTAAGCGTGGTCAAGATGACCTGATGCATCCTTATCTGCAGGGACAACTTGCAGTTCAGGCTCCGTACTTCTATGATGTACTTGGATACATTTCTAACGAGATGATTCCAAACCCAGACCCAACTCAACTGCCTTACCGTGCACGTCGTATGTATGTGGAACGTACCGACAAGGTAGAAGCAGGAGAGCGTGTACAGGGTCGCCTCGGCTCAATCGTCGAGCAAGAAAATCTTGGTGTAGAGCGTATGCTAGACATCATCTTCGGTCCAAAGACCGAAACTAAAAAGAAGTCAGCATAAGCTGACGCTAATCAAGTAAGGAAAATAAACTATGAGTTCATTAAACTGGGCTGATTTGGTAAAAGACGCTGGCGAATCTGCTGGCGGAAACTACGAGCCGTTGCCCGACGGTGATTACGACTTCAAGGTTCTTGAAGCCACTGCCACTACTTCTCAGAGTGGCAAAACCATGTTCAAGCTAAAGGCTGAAGTTCAGACTGGTGCATACGCTAAGCGTCTCGTTTGGGACAACTTGGTAATCTCACCTGAGAACAGCAGTGCTCTTGGTATCTTCTTCTCGAAGATGGCTGCTCTTGGTTTACCTCGTGAGTTCTTCACGAACAACAACCCATCTAACGCACAGATTGAAGCTTCCCTTGTGGGCAGAGTCTTCCGTGCAACTCTTGGTAGCAGTGTGTACCTTGGAGCTAAGAAAAACGAAATCAAGAAGTATCACGTGATTTCTGGTGGTCAGGTTCCTTCAGTACCAGCAACTCCATTCGCTGGTCCGTCGGTTTCAACTCCGCCTGCACCTCCTGCTCCGCCTGCACCTCCTGCTCCGCCTGATGCTCCTGCAGTAGATGCTGGCAACGCTCCGTTCTAAATAGAGCATTACCGAAAAGGGGTGCCGCTTGGAGACAGGCGGTACCCCTTTCAACTAAGAAAGATAACCATGGGAAAAGTTTTACTAACAGGTATGTCCGCACCTCAGGCTTCGGCTAAAGCGAACAACAGCACTAGGGGATTTGCATCTCTAATAAATGAGGCACTAGTTTCGGCTGGTCACGACGTTGTTTGGACTGACCCAAACATACGATTTACCAAGGAGATGGCTGATGAATTTGATAGCGTATTGGTTGGAATTTCCCCAGTAACTAGTCTAGGTGCCAATCGAGTATACGGGGCTTTGGGTGTAATTGGTGCCCTCCTTGAATATGCCCCAGAAAAGCTTTCTTTGCTCGTTGACGCCCCTAACGTATCGCAGATAGATGTTTCCCTACGCTCGGTTTTAGGGGCTCCAGAGAGCCTTATAAAGCCGTTTTACTCATATAGAAAAGACTATCTGACAGTTAAAAATAGCCCAGAACTGCAGGCAAAGCTAGTGGGCGTTATCGAGCATTTGCTTAACAATGAGTGGCCTACAACTATCTACCCAGCGTTGCCGTGGAAGTCAAATTCAGTGGTGGCGAGCAGACTTCCTGCAGGGGCTGGTGCAAAGTTGGTAGGCATTAACTTGGACTCTCTTGTTTTGACAAACCCCGAGGATTCTTTTGAGAGGGCAGAGAAGTGGTCTGTTGATGACCTATCTAGTAAGTGGAGTAAAACTGTTATTGCTACCCTTGCAAACCCATGCTCACCTATGCGGCTAACCAAGGGGTCTACAGATGTTGATGCGGGCAATCAAATTGCTCGCTCAATGGGGGTTCTTATTTCTCCAGATAAGAAGCAAGAGACTTGGTGGTCATATCGCTACATACAAGCTTTGAACACTCACACTCCGATTGCTTCTAATTGGTATGAAACGCAGGAGTTGGGAGATGCGTGGACAGTCCTAGCTGCCAGCATCGAAAGCTATTCTGAGGATAAAAGACGTCTGATTGCCATTGCTCAAAGAGAGTCATATTTCAACTCTATCCCTGATAGAATAGAAGCAGTAAAGAATCTACAATCAGCTTTAAGAATTAAGTAAGGATACAAGATGCAAGTAAATTACGAATGGGTAAAAGAACAGTTTATTGAGGCCAAAGTTCGTGTTGGTGTTGGTAAGGGTGTTCTCAAGATGTTAGAAACTTGGGAAACACTAGACCTAACCCCAGAGCAAGCTCGTCAAGTTTTGGAACTTCTGCAGGACCTAGCGATGGGCCACTCTTTAGTGGTAGTTGCCAAAGATGAAGTTTGGGTAGATGCCCGAAGAGGCGACCTAGCTATTGGAGACCGAGTTCGTGTAATGCACGATGCTTTTGATGGAGACTTAGGTGCTATCCACAATGGACGTCAAGGCGTCATCACCGCTATTCGTTCTGGCGACATCATTGTGAAGTCAACTGATGGCAAGCGTCCTACAATCGACGGAATCCACTACCAGCCAGAGAAACTTCAAAAGAGAATTAAGTAAATGGCAAAGACGGTTTTTGAACTTGAGTTCGAGGCTAAAACTTTAAAAGCTGCTGTGGTGATTGCAGAGGGGTGGATTTCAAGTTTTCTAGGGATTGACCTAGAAGATGTCCCTAACGTAGTTGACCTAGAGCTAAAGGTAAAAAGCCCAGAAGAATCTAGCGACAAATTTAAAGTAACTGCTTATGCGAGCGTAAAAAGGAACCAGACTCGAACTGCATAGACTTGACAAGGATAACCCTTTCTTATACCATTTAGGTAAGAAGAAAGGGTTTTTCCATGCAAACATTTGTACCTCTAACAGACAGCTTTGAACATGTCGCTAAGGTGCTTGACAACAAGCGCCTCAACAAGCAAGCCCTTGAGGGCTGGCAGATTCTTATGGTTCTGCTCGAGCTTGACCCTCAGGGCAACCACCGAGTACCTAAGGGTTGGGTAAATCATCCAGCAGTTAAGATGTGGCGTGGCCACGAGTACGCTCTCTATCGCTACATCCAAGCAATGGTTGACGAATGGAAGCGTCGTGGCTTTAAATCAACTATTGGCGACAAAGCCAAGGCAACCATTATGCGTGCTATCGAACTCGACCTTGTAGAGGGCCACAGCGAAAACCCAAACTGGCTTTCGGACTTTAACTACTTTGAAGAGATTGCATCTAGCCATCGACTAGCTTTGTTGAACAAAGACTACGAGTGGTATTCGCAATTTAATTGGTCAGAAGATGTCGGAGTTAGACCAGAAACTTATGAATATGTCTGGCCTGTGAATTAAACTTTATACCTTAAAATTTAATAATACTTAGTGTATAATCAATACTAGGTAAATATGGCAAAAGATTCTAGAATAGGTGAATGTCTCTGGAGCGAGTGGTCTGGTGAAGGCTACATCGCGATAGGGGCGTCGCCTATTTTATTTTTTACAGAAGAGCATGTTGATGTAGACCATGACGTTGTGAAAAGAGCCTTAGCCTCTGCCCTACAAAGAGACGGAATCGTTGTTTCGCTTGGTGATGGATACCGAGCTGTTGAATCGGGAAACATAGTCGAAGGTTTTGCTGGCTATGTCGATGGAGATAACGAATTAACTTTCTGCGATTACAAAGGCGAAACTTTTTACGGAGAGTTCGTTGAAAGTATTATCGCCATAACTTGGGTGGAAATCTATGTGGGAACCGACGGATAACTCGTATCAAAAAGACGCCGAGTGCGCTAAAGATATAAACAAACCTTTAATGGAGAACTTCTTCTCCGATGACCCTAAAGAGAAGTATGCGGCTAAAAACCTATGCTTTGCTTGTCCAGTTCGCAAGGACTGCATTAAGTGGGCACTAGAGAGTAAACAAATCTGGGGTGTTTGGGGTGGCCGTGATGAAAATGAGATTCGTAGAACTCTTTCAGTAAACGCTGACGGTGATGAGATACGTCGAGACCGATACCCTCAATGCCCTTATTGCCAAGCTAGAACAAGTAGATTGAAAAGTCATGTTGTAGATAACCCAGAAGGTGGCCGTTGGACCACGATGCGGTTAGTCGAGTGTTTGGATTGCGGGTTCCTGTGGCGTAGCAGAACAAGTGCTAACGCTGTAAATGCTTACCACGCTGAACGTGATGAAAAGTCAGCTCGTAGAGAAGCTAAAAAAGAAAAACAAAAGCTAAAGGCAAAGAGTAAACCTAAAAAGGCTTAGCTATTGCTGTTTACTTTATCCATTCTTTTTTTGATGTCAGTGCTACTGATGTCTTTTGTATACGGAACATAGACTAGACCGATTCCTCGCTCGTCTAACCACTCCTGAGTAAACTGCATCTGCTTGTAGTAGTCTTTGGTGGCCCAATCGGAGCCTATAACTATGTAATCTGGATTTACTAACTCGATTGAAATCTTAGAATCGGCTCCACCCACGTTGGGGACAACATCGTGAACCCATTTGCAGGCTAAAAGAATCTCTCGACGTTCTTCGTAAGACAGTACAAACTTTTTTCCTTTGTACTTTTCGTAAAACTCGTCCAAGTTAAGTGCAACGACCACTTTACCGAACTTTGCTGCTCGCTCTAATAGTCTGTAGTGCCCGTGGTGTGGCAAATCAAAGCTCCCACCAGTGTAGACAATTGCTTTTTTATCTTTCATCAGTAATCCAAGTCCTCTTCTCTTTCCAACATCGGATAAGCCTTTAATATTGGATAAGTTGTGTTGTTGTGATAAATTTCTTTATCTAAAATTGCGTCATAAATTATTTGAACAGCCGTAGGGTTTCCTTTTAGTCTTCCTACATACTCTAAAAATCTATTTTTTACAGCCCGACACTCTGACATAGCAGTTCCTGTGTAATAGCTAGTGGTTGTACCTGTTTCCATTGTAAAAACCCAGTCGCGATAAATCTTTTTGTTATTGTAGATTGTCCAAGAAGCATAGACAGTATCTAAACAGTGTCCACTTATCATTCTAGAAAAATCCATGTAGCCTCTACCGAGCAACCACTCGTAGTATCCAAGTAAAAACAGAGCTAGTTCTCTTCTTAGGGCTACATAGATTCCGTTGATGTGGATAGCTAGTCCGATATCTTCATACTTCTTCGACATTTGGATTAAGGTCGTAAACCCGTCTCCGCCATCATGTGTCATTCGTGGAGCCATCATCCAAACATCTTTGTCCGCTTCCATCATGGCCTCGATACGGGCTACAAATTTTGGGTGCTCGCTAGAAAACGCATCTCCTGCGTTAAAGATAAATATGTCGTGCTCTGTTTTGGAAAAGTCTACAAGTGAGTTGTAGAAGTGTCCGTAGTAGCGAACTTTCTCTGCTTGTATCCAGTTAGGTCTCGGCTCAAACTCGGTGCAAACATCAAATACCAAGAAGTCGAGCCCAGCTTCAGTAAGCTGAGCATCGACGTCTAGAGCGTTGTATTTGAGTTCGTCCCAAGCAACGATGTAGGTCTTACTAGTAAACATTAAGACCTCACAGGTAGGACGCTAATAAACTCGCGTGGGTCGTAGTCGCCTCCGAAGACCATAGTTAGTAGTCCCGGTTTTGATTCCATACCTGAACGGTCGCGGAACCACTCGGAACCCGGGTCGGTAGTTGGGCACTGGCACCACAGGCGGTCTCCAATGTCCATAGTACGGAAGTTGTGGAAATGTCCTGAAACCCAGATGTCAGCGTTACCTAGTGCAGTCTGACCAGCGGCGTGACCAGATAGGAACTTCATAACGTTGTTTTGATTTGCTTGATGCCCGTGGAACATACCTAAATGAACACCACAGATTTCAGTTACCAGTGTTTGGTGACCAGACGCTGGGTAACGGAACTCGATGTGCTGCAACGCTGGGTTTTCTGCACAAGCGTCCTGAACCGCTGAGGCAATCTCAACGTTCCAACCATCGGCAGGGTCAGTTGCAACATAGCGTCCAGCCTCGTCGTGGTTTCCATTGATGACAGGAACAATCATGTTCTCTGCAAGTGGAGCCAAAGCTTTAATCTGTGCCATGAGCAAACGACGTGCAACACGTACCTGTTCGGTCATTCCTAAATCAGATGATGCTAGACCTTGTAGACGTCCACCTTGAGAAGTGTTCCCCTCAACGTGGTCTCCCGGAAGACCTAGAGTAATTGTTCCAAGATTTAGGCCCATCTTTTGATAGCCCTTGTAACGATTTACTGCTGACTCGGTCAGTTGTAGAAGTCGGTCGATTGATTGCTGAGTTCCGCCAGAACCATTCTTCTTACCAATCTGTTGGTCGCTAGGGAACGCGGCGAAAGAGCCTTGCCCAGTTCCTTGTTTAGTCCCAGCAGCTGGTCGCCACTTTTTAATCTCATCTACCAGCTTTTCTATGTCAAGATGGTCTGCTGCAGCTATGCGTGATGGCACAACATTTACGCGTAGAGATTCTAGATACTCTCCGTCATACTTCTGCCACTTGCCACGGCGAATAGATGTTACTTCCCATTCAGTGGGGTTGAGGTCAAAGTCTTGAAGAATCTGTCGAGCATCTTGCAGCTCTCCCGGTGCTCTTGGTTCAGAGATGATGTACCCGCCAGTGTTGTTGTCGATGTCCATTCTTGGACGCCAAGACTCTGGTGTATTGAGGGCTTTCATATCTGACCCAGACTTGCCCGGGCTTGCAAAACTTTTTAAGCTATCTTCTAATGACATTAGGAAACCTTCCTAGCGCAAGCACATGAACGACTTCTGTGTCGGTCAATGCTGCTGTTAGAGATGTCGAAGCCTTCTGCTCTTAGAGCTGAAGCAATCGCAGAGTTTGTTAGACGACCTTGAGTGCCTTCTGGGACATTTAGATAATCGACTAGAACATCTTTTTCTTTTTGTGTTAGCTGGGCCCCATTTAGGATTAAACCTATTTTGCAAAATCTAGGCTGAGCGGTGTTGGCAGTTGCCAATCGTTCTGATAGTGACACGCTTACTCCTTACTAAGTTATACGTATCTCTATGATAACAAAAAAACCGCAAAAGCGGCAGCATTTGCGGTAATTTTAAAAAGGAGTTTTTACGAAGCTTTTCTCTTGCGAGCCTGCTTAATTGGGGTTGGCTGCTCTATTGGCTTTGTTCCGCTGATGATGAAGTCTTTAATAATCTCTACTTCGGCTGATGTCTTTGTCATAGCTGTGTCGATTTTGTGAACTTGGTCTGCTAGCGACGAACCGCCGTTTGGCCAGAGTTGGTGTTCTACTCTACCTAGCCTGTCGGAGATGGTTCTACCCTGAGAATCTACACCGATAGCGTCATCTATGCGACGAGCAATTTTATAGATGAAATAGATAAAGGCGGAGATAGTACCTAGCCCGCCAACAATAGCGGCAATAGAGATAATTACACTTAAATCATTCATAAAGTATTTTGTAGATTTCGAGATAGGGGACAAAGACTTACCGTATAATTGTATCCTACCCCCCAACCCACGAGTTGCGGTTTTGGCGTCTGGGTGGCATAATGATTAAATGTTTCAAATGTTTTAAACGTGTCGTACTCAAAAAAACGTAAAACATGGTGTAACGTAGAGGTCTAAGAAGAAAGATTGGAAAGACAGTGCAAGACACAAAAAGACGAATGAGTATGCGAAATGTCGCAATTACTTACGGGATTCCAGCCCGAGCAGTGGCTAGAGCCATTGAAAATGGAGAATTACCAGCAATTAAACTAATCACAGAGACTGGCAGAGAGCGTTTATACGTATCTACTAGCGACGCTGACCTATGGGTATCTTCGCTGCTTACAGTAGATTCTCAGCTAGAGAAGGTGCAGAACTAGTATGAGTCGTACCGAACATTCAGAAAAATTGATTCGAGGAGCCCTTTGGTATGGCTCCCACGACTGGCGTATCTTGCCATGTCACGGTATGGACGACTCTGGTCGCTGTACTTGCAATAGACCGCACGCAGAGCCTAAAGATGTAGGTAAGCACCCAGCAGTAGGTGAGTGGAACGTTCGAGCAACTTCGGACTCAACCACTATCAATGGTTGGTGGGACACTAACAACAACTACAACATCGGTGTTTTCTGTCAGCCGTCTGGATTCTTTGTTATCGACGTCGACCCGCGTTCAGGTGGTGTTGAGTCATTTGAGAAGTTTGAAGAGCTACTTCACGGTGCTCTGCCAAATACTGTAATGGCCTACACTGGCGTTTACCAGCACAAAGGTAAAGCTGTTCGTGGGCGTCACATCTTCTATCGCATAGAAGACGGTGAGCAACTGCAGGGAAATCTAAAGGCTCAGGGGCTTGATGGTATTGACATCAAGCACAACGGTTACGTCATGCTTGCTCCATCTCGCCATGGTTCTGGCGTGAACTATGAATGGGTCGAGGGGCACGCTCCTTGGGAAATTGAAATGGCTAAGGCTCCAGAAGAACTTTTAGCTGCATTGCGTAAAAAGAGTCGTCGCTCTAGTACCTCACTGGGGGAGACTGACTGGAGTTTCATGTCTGACCTTGAATACAAGGGCGACAAGATTGATATCGCAAGGATGCTCGAAGAGGGTATCGAAGAGGGTTCACGTGCAGTAGACATCTACAAACTTGCCTGTGCGTTAGCAAACAAGAACGGTGTTGAGACTCCTGAAAAACGTCTGATGATTGAGACCATGATGATGCGCTTTAACTTTGAAAAGGTTAAGCCACCTATGGAACTCGAAGGTCCTAACTCATTGCTCATGCACGTCCGTCGTGCGATGGACTTCGTTGCAGAGAACCCGATTGGTGACCGCATTTGGCCGGGTGCTCAAGATTGGGCTAAGCGTAACCAAGAAGAGACTCGTTCTGCTAGAGCCGCTACTGCTACTCCAGCCCCGAGTGTTGCACCAGTAAGTCGTTCTACATCTACGATTACATCTCTATCTGATTCTGACTCATTGATTGGTTCAGCATCTCTTCCGGGAACTATTGGTGGAGCAGTTGTCGAAGCCGCTCGTAGTGGTATGTCTATTGACGAAGCTTTTAGTAGCGGTAATGTAGACATCCCTTTGGACCCAGACGCAATCTCTGAAGCAGAGGGTGGAACTCCGGGTCGTCGTACATTGTCTGACTTAGGTAATGGACGTAGATTGGTGGATTCATTCGGTTCATCTATTCGATACACTCCCGGTATTGGTTGGTTTATTTGGGACGGAAGTTATTGGCGTCCAGATGCAGAAGACCTAGGTATGAAAGAGATGGCTAAACGCCTACCTCCGATTATTGCTAGCGAAGTTTTGAACTACGAGGACCAAGATAAAAAGAATGAAGTTTTGAAATGGGCTAATCAAGCTAAATCAAATTCACGTCTAAGTTCTACAATCGAGAGTGCAAACTCTGACACAAGAGTTGTTGTACCTGTCGAATCTTGGGACGGTAACTCGTATCTTCTTGGTGTTCAAAATGGTGTCATTGATTTACGCACTGGTGAACTTATCAAGGGTGAGCCAAATCTATACATCACCAAGCGTTCACCTGTTGCTTACACTCAAGGTATGAAGAACGTTCGTTGGGAGCAGTTCATCGACTTTGCTACTGGCGGAGATAAGGAACTTCAAAACTGGATTCAGCTAGCCGCTGGTTATTCATTGACTGGTCTGCGTACTCAGGATGTTATGTTCTTGGTTTATGGTCCTCCGGGTTCTGGTAAGAACACATTCGTTGAAGCATTGGTTAAAGCAATGGGAACCTCGCAGTATGCGTGGCCTCTTGACTCAAGCATCCTTGCTCAAGGTGATGGGCAGTCTTCATCGACTGACCTATACCACTGGGCTGAACTTCGTGGTAAGCGTATGGTTTGGGTGGACGAGTTGCCAGAGTCTGAACGTATGAAAGAAAATGCTGTTAAGAAATTAACTGGTTCATCTGAAATCTCCGCTCGTTCTCCGGGCGAGAAGCCATTTACATTTGAGTCTCAGGCAAAGCTTTGGGTAACAACCAACCACCGCCCGATGATTAACGATGATGCTATGTGGCGTCGTATTCGTCCTATTCCTTGGAGCAACGTACCTGAAGTCGCTGACCCTGACCTAAAGGCATACTTGTTCGACCCAGAGGGTGCTCTACCTGCTGTCCTATCTTGGGCTGTTGAGGGTGCGATTAAGTATCTTGGTTCACAGAAACGTGACCCGCTAGAGATGTGTAGTGCTGTTAAAGAAGCAGCCGATGTTTATCGCAAGAACGAAGACCGTATCGGTATGTTCCTAGATGAAGAATCTAAGGAGAGTGAGGAGGGTACCGTTGGTGTTAAGACCCTCTACGTTCTATACCGCATGTGGTCTGAGGAGCGTGGTGAGCGTCCTATGACTCAGATTGCGTTCCACCGTAAGTTAGCAGACCGAGGACTAAAGATTGAGGGTCAGGGTACTCGTGCTCAGATTCTTGGTCGTATCACGATGCCTCGTGCTGTACCAAATGGCGAGGTTGATTGGCAGACTGCCGCTCGATTTGCCAAATCCATCTAGTCGTCACTTTTAAGGCATAAATACGATACAATGTAATTGTGTCTTGGGAGATAGACATTCGGTAGGAAGTCAGTTTTTCTTTCTTTCTTTCTTTTTACTGGCTTCCTACCACCAAACAAAATACGTAATACAGGAGATAAATTGAAAATTTGTATCGCAACACCGATGTACGGTGGAAACGCAAAGAGCGTTTATGTGGCATGTGTGACAGAGTTGTCTATGAAACTAGCCAAGGCTGGGCACACCTCATACCAAGTCTCTATGACTAATGAAAGTCTTATCACACGAGCAAGAAACACTCTGGCTCACGAATTCCTAAACTCAGATGCTGACGCATTGCTGTTTGTTGATGGTGACCATGGATTCAACTCTGACGATGTAGTTAAGATGATTGAATCTGGTAAAGATGTAATTGGTGCAATCTATCCGATGAAATCTATTAACTGGGAGAATGTTCGTAAAGCTGCTTTAGCTGGTAGAGAAAACTTGGAACTTTACTCTGGATTCTTTGCACTTAACTTTTTACCAGAGTCTCAAACTTTTAAAGGCGACGAGCCGTTTAAAGTTCGTGACATTGGAACTGGAATGCTTTTTATTACAAGAGATGCATTTGAAAAAGTAAGACCTATTGCTAGGACTTACAAAAACAATGCTGGGCACCACACCATTGGGCAGGGAGAAGTAATTACTGAGTTCTTCCCTACTCTAATTACAGATGAACCAGAATCAGTGTTGTTATCAGAAGACTACGCGTTCTGCCACATGTATCGCCAAGTTGGTGGAGACATCTATGCGGCCCCATGGGTTCGTATAACTCACGCTGGAGAATACAACTTCTCTGGAAACTTCTTAGCAAGCCTAGAAATTCAAGGACAGTATGGAGAACCTACAGAGGCTCCTACAGAAGAAGTGGTTGTAGCTGAGGTAGTAGAAACTACTGATGCCCCAAGTGCTCCAAAAGATTCTTCACCGTCGTCGGATACCAAAGCCCGCCGTTCTGGGAAGAAATAGCATCTCGATTTAGACCATCCGCGATTTTGCGGAGCGAAGCCCCCGAAGCTCGTTCAGAAATAATTCTCTGGCGAACCTCTTCGGGGGTTTTATTTTTTGGTCCCATGTCTACGCCCCACACAACGCCACGCTTGCGTCTATCTTCGTGAACATCCTTTTGACGAGATGCAATGATGCCTCGTTCCATTTCCGCAAGTGCAGACATGATGGTAACGACGAAGCGGCCTTGGTAAGAAGATGTATCTAGGTTTAGGTCTAGCATCACAAGACGCCAACCATTTTTATTTGCTCGGTCTACAACGCTAAGGAAGTCTTGTGTAGAGCGAGCTAGGCGGTCAATGCGAGTAACAAATAGTGCTTTGGCATCTCCAGCATCTAAACGCTTTAACGCAGATGTTAGGGCTGGTCTTCCAGAGATAGATTTACCAGAGCGACCTTCTTCACGAACTAATTCAAACTCCGTAAATCCTGCAAGCTCGGCGGCTTGTTGAAGCTGGCGTTCTTGAACATCTAACGAGACTCCATCAGAAACCTGAAGCTGCGTAGATACGCGAGCGTATAGTAAAGCGAGACCTTCACTCATGGTTACTCGATTGGGCCGCCAGCTGCCCACGCATTGCAAGTTCTAGATGCAGCACACTTAAAGTCAAGTGCTTCGCAAAATCCTAAGTCCGCTTGGTCGATTGCATCCCAAGCGTTTTGTTCGCCAGAACCGCCCTCTTCAATTCCGCTAGCAATGCAGTCAAGCATCTTAGGTGTTTTAATGAAGAATACGCAGTTGCCACAAATACTCTTTTTAGCTTCTTCTGGAGTTGTCTCCCAGCGGTCAGCTTTTTCTTGCCAGAACTCGGTGCTAGGCTCTTTCGGGTTTAGCGGTCCGTAACCAACGTTGTCGATTGCGTTCTGTCTGTTCTTTACGTTTAGAACAATGTCGCGAGTTGCTGGAGGACATTCTTCTTCATCTAGAGCAGCAACCATAGATGCAAGTAGCGGGCTCATGGTTGATGCTTCTGAATGCCTCGGGTGCATCTTTGGAAGAAGGTCGTTGTCTTGAACGTACTTAGGGTTGGTAGGCTTACCAGACTTTACGAGTTTTAGGAACGCGTTTACACGAGCCATAGCCCAAGAGTTACGGTTCTGGTCTGGTCTGTGCGAAGTTGAGAAAGCACCTGCTCCGCGACGATAGACAGCCTTGAGCTTTGCAAGTGTGACCTTGCGACCGTTCTTAGCTTTCTCGTTGTGGTCAGCAACTTTCTTTTCCAAAGATTTAATGATGGCATCGGTAAACTTAATGCCTTCTCCAGTAGCAGCGGAGCCCTTCTTGTTCTTATCAGAGCCTTTGATTTGGTCCTTCTTTGGGGCTGGCTTTGACCCAGCTGTAGCGACTATCGGGCCTTTATATATTTTGGCACTGATGCCTTTTTGACCAGCCAAAATCTTAGATGCGCATCTGTGGTGGCCGTCTACCAACTTCATGCCGTCGTCGTCTACATAAACAATTACTGGTTTTGTAATGTCTTTTGCAGCTTTTATATTTTTTGGGTCTATGTAGTCTTGAGTTGGGATTAAGTCAGAAATCTTTAGGTACTCTTCGGTGTAGGAATCACCAATCTTTTCAATTTCACTTTTTAGTTCATCTTGAACTAGGCTCGGGGATTTTGTAAAAATTCTTTTTATCGATACGTCATCCAAAGAAAATTGACTTGATTTTGGCTTTCTTATCTTGTCCATATCTAAAACCTCTGCGGGAGCGCCCCCTCCGCCAGAAAACTCTCCAGGCATATACTCGTGGCCATGGTTGTATAGCTTGTCTTTAGGTGCTTTGGCTGGGTCAACAGTGCCGTCAGGTAAGACTGCAAAACGGCAGTAGCCTTCTGGGTCTACCTTGAATGCAACAACTGCACATTCTCCGCCTCCGCGGAATAACACACAGTTGCCACACTTAACACCCATCTCAGCGTAAGGGTTATCTTCTGGCTCGTGGTAGTCTGCCCAGATTCCTGTGTTGTCTTCATCAAACTTGCCATACTTGTTAGCGATAAGCTGTAGGGCATCAGCGAGCTCGCGCTCTTCAGGTACAAGATTGTCTTCCATAGGTTAATTATAAAGCAGTATAAACTAACTGATACGTGGCTAAAGATAAAAGTTGTATAATAACGTATCATCTTGTACAGAACTTTTGATGAAAAACGGTGTATAAATTTAAGTTTAAAACTATACAGAGCGGCTGGTTCCGATGTACTCATGCGAGTAACTCCAGCGTTCTGGGTTTATTGACCAGCGGGATTTGCCCTCAAGATTCATTCCGTCTGTACGCTTCATGTGATTCTTCGACGTAGGTTTCCACACGGGTGAGTTGTCTCGGTATTCGCCGAGGCGGGGGTGGCTGGTTTTTGAGAAGTAGCGTTTGCCGTTACTAACGTAGTGGTTGGCAATAGCTTCTGATAGACGTGGGCCAATACCGAAGCCTTGGTAGTCTGGGTGGATTACAAGCCTGTGTTCACGAAAAGCATTTTGCACGGTTCCAGATGGATAGGCGAGAGATGCAACAAAACCTACTAGTTGTCCTTCCCAGAGTGCCATGTAGCAGTGTGCTGCTTTGTTGAGCGACTCGGAGAGATAGTGATGCTTAGCGAAGTGGCTCCAAAGGGCATTTGAGCAAGAGCGTATTTCGAGTACCAGTTCTGGTCGATGAAGATACCTTCCCGAGGCCCACTCGCCCCTATCGGTGTCAATGACCCAATCTGGCTCTAGGTACTCGAGAATATCTCTATGGCAACTTGCTAGAACTATGTTCTTTAAACCATTCTTGCGAACGTATCTAGACATAGACGTTGACGCAGCCTTGGCGACGTTCCTATCAACTACAGAAGTAAACTCATCTATCACCGCTCCGTTATTTAACGAACGTGCTAGGTCAGCTCGAAACTGCTGCCCATTAGATAGTGAATGATATGGCTTAACCCATTCTGGGACTGAAAGCAGCCCAGCGGCAGACAGACGTTCGTTGGCGTCAATAGGTGATTCAAAGTGCGACGCCACTGTTCGGTCAGACGCCCACTCTGGTTTGTTTGGTTGTGAGAATGTTTTTAGCAGTGTGGACTTGCCTGTACCAGACGCCCCAACAATTATTCCGATACCAAAATCTTTTGGAAGGTCTTCAGGAACTACAAATGGAAAAAACTTCTCGGTCCCGTTTGTGTCATAATCAAAAGGTTTAACGAGCTCAGAAGTTAGCTCGTCTAAAGTTACCTCTGTAATTAGCGGCTCGGAGGTCCGTTCTAGTTTTGTCCATTCAGTCATTTTTATCCTTTATTGAGTAGATGCCTACTCTAACACAAATCTAGGCATGGGCCCAATAGCCCGATGCCTAGACATTAGTGTTTTTATTTGCAGAAGCAAATAGCTTAGATTAAGAAAGCTCTTCTAGCTCTGCTTCGTGAATTTCGATGGCTGCTTCGATGATAGCAATAGCGGTGTTTGACTGTTCAACAAGTTCAGCGTTGCCTAGAGATTCGGCAGACTTTTTGTTTAGCTCGTGCTGGTAGCCCTCTAGGTTGAGTGCTTCGATACGCTGGGTTAGCAGCTGAATCTTTGTCTCGTCAGATACGTTAAATGGCATTGAGTTCTCCTTATATTTGTTGTATATCTACTAATAAAAAGTATAGCACTAGTCGTGTACGTAGGGGGCTCTATCAAATAAAACAGCCCTAATGACGTGTGAGATAATTAATACATAACTTCACAGCCAGAAACGAGATTATGTCTGAAATTTCTAAAAACAAGTCAAACGTTTGTTCTATCTGCAAAGAGCGTTTTGTAGTAGATATGCTAGCTCGCTGCTGTGAGATGAAGCATGACGGAGTTGTGTTTGAGAGGCGTCCTGAGCAGGAGCCTAGAAGTAAAGAAAAAGACTAAGCGACTACCACTTGCCGAGCGGGCATTTAGCCGCTTCTAGTTTTTTTATTGCGTCTATAGCACTAACGCTGTTGGACCTAATACTACCGAAACATCATCAATGTATACAGCGTATAAACAGCCAATATATATTTGTAAAGTTCCATTTCCTGTACATGTAACATTTTCAATTTTATAGTTTGTCCAAGGTGCTGTGCC